AGACAATCCACCACCCCATAGCGCGGTCATTGAGGTCAACTACGAGGACAATCCGTGGTTCCCTGATGTTCTCGCTGATGAAATGGAATACGACAAGCGCCGCGATCCTGACAAGTTTCAACATGTCTGGAAGGGCGCTTACTTGCAAAACAGCCAGAGCAGAGTGTTCAGGAATTGGTGCATTGAGGAGTTTGATGCACCAGAAGAGGCGCTGTTCAGGCTAGGCGCAGATTGGGGTTTTGCCGTGGACCCAACGGTGTTGGTCCGGTGTCACATCATCGGCAGGAACCTCTACGTTGATCATGAAGCGTATATGGTCGGGTGCGAGATCACTGATACCCCTGACCTGTTCATGCAGATACCAGACTCTGAGCGATGGCCCATTGTGGCTGACTCTGCGCGGCCAGAGACGATCTCTCACATGCGGAAGAACGGGTTTCCAAAGATTATGGGCGCGATCAAAGGTCCAAAGTCCGTCGAGGAGGGTATCGAGTGGCTAAAATCCTACGATATCATCGTGCATCCTCGCTGCGTTCACACGATTGACGAACTGATGCTGTACAGCTACAAGACCGATCCGGCCACCAATCAGGTGCTGCCGATACTAGAAGACAAGAAGAATCACGTTATCGACGCGCTCAGATATGCATGCGAAGGCGTGCGCCGGGCGAACCCATCAACTCCGGTCACTGACTTTGTGCCGTTGCCAACTGCCAATCGTTGGTAGATAATACGCTTGACAATCAGGACATTCCTATGGCTAGAAGAACAAACGAGCAAAGATTATCGGACGTTCACAATGACGCGCTAGGCGAATTCGACCGAATTCAGAGCGCACTCAGAGACGAACGACTGCAATGTTTAGAGGATCGACGGTTCTACTCGATCAATGGCGCTCAGTGGGAGGGAAACCTTCTAGATCAGTACGAGAATAAGCCTAGACTCGAAGTAAACAAGATTGCTCTGTCGGTCATGAGAATCATCAACGAGTACCGCAATAATCGGGTTACTGTTGACTTCACTAGCAAGGATGGTACGCCAAACGACAAGTTAGCTGACACTTGCGATGGCCTGTATCGCGCTGATGAGAAAGATTCTATCGCTAATGAAGCCTACGACAACGCCTTTGAGGAGGCAGTCGGTGGTGGCTTTGGTGCGTGGCGGCTACGCGCTGACTACGAAGATCACGAGAACGACGAAGACGAACGCCAGAGAATCCTGATCGAGCCAATCTATGACGCTGACAGCAGTGTCTGGTTTGATCTTGACGCAAAGAGACAGGACAAGGCTGACGCGAAGGTCTGTTTCGTCATTAGTTCACTCACTTATGACAGCTATCTGGAAGAGTACGGCGATGACCCTGCAAGTTGGCCGAAGACTGTACATCAGTATGAGTTTGATTGGCTAACGCCTGACGTTGTTTACGTTGCCGAATACTACCGGGTCGAAGAGGTTGGCGAGACCGTCAGGATTTTTGAGAATTTGGCCGGTACTGAGGAGCGTTACACTACGCACGATTTCAGGGAAGACGAGTCGCTAGAAGAAATGCTCGCGGCTGTTGGCACTGTTGAGGTCCGGCAGAAGCGCGTCAAAAAGAAGATGGTGCACAAGTACATCATGAGCGGCTCGAAGATACTTGAAGACTGCGGCTACATTGCGGGCAAGTGCATCCCGATTATCCCAGTATTTGGCAAGCGATGGTTCGTTGACAACATCGAGCGGTGCATGGGCCACGTTAGATTGGCTAAGGACGCGCAGCGCCTGAAGAACATGCAAATCAGTAAGCTCGCAGAAATATCCGCACTGAGTACCGTTGAGAAACCTATCCTGACCCCAGAGCAGGTAGCCGGTCATCAGGTCATGTGGTCTGAGGACAACCTGAAAGACTATCCGTACATGCTCGTAAACCCGATCACTGACGCGAACGGTAATCAGGCTGTTTCTGGTCCGGTTGGCTACACTAAGCCACCCCAAATCCCACCGGCTATGGCCGCGTTGTTGCAGATTACTGAAACAGACATGATGCAGATAATGGGCAACCAAACTGGTGGCGAAGAGATTGCCTCAAACATCTCTGGCAAGGCTGTCGAGCTGATACAGACCAGATTGGATATGCAGACGTTCATTTACATGTCTAACTTTAGCAAGGCTATGCGGCGTTGTGGTGAAGTCTGGTTGAGTATGGCGAAGGACGTTTACGTCGAAGATGAGCGCAAGATGAAGATCATCGACATGACTGAAACGGTTGACAGCGTCACCCTGATGCAACCCGCCATCAGCGAGATGGGCGAGGTCATCATGGAGAATGATCTGTCGAAGGCTACCTTTGACGTTGACGTTGAGGTTGGTCCAAGCTCTAGCACCAAGAAGCAGGCCACGGTTCGGGCGTTGACCGGCATGATGCAGATTACTGCGGATCCAGAAATGCAAAGTGTATTGGGCGCGATGGCGATGATGAACATGGAGGGCGAAGGCATCTCTGATGTGCGCGACTACTTCAGGCAGAAACTGTTGAAGATGGGCGTTGTTCAGCCCACAGAAGCGGAAGCGGAAGAGTTGATGATGGCGATGCAGAATCAGCAGCCAGATCCCAACGCAGTATTCCTACAGGCTGCGGCAGAAGAGGCCACGGCCAAGGCTGCGAAGGCTAGGGCAGACGTTGTTAAGACGATTGCTGATGCTGAGTTGCAGCAGGCTAGGGTGCTTGAGACCGGCGCGAGTACGGATCTAGAGCAGGCCAGAACGCTAGAGACACTGGCGGGTATCGAGCAGGAGAACCTGCGCGTTGAGACTGAGTCAGAAGAGCGGTCGGTCAAGAGCGCGAGGCTGCTACAAGATATGATCAGAGACTCTTAAATACATATAAGCGGATTCACAGTGGAACACCTAAATGGCTTCTAATCCAATACAAGAATTCCTCGCATCAATACCGAAAAGGGTCGATAGGGGGATTTACTCTGTTATCGATGAGGCCGGTGAGATGGCAGGCATCGACAGGTCCGCGCAAAAAGACATACAAAACGTTGCGGCTGAGTTTATTAACAGGAATGTTGACGCAGGGCTGATAGATGAGCGTGAACGGATAGACAGCGAGGGCCGGTCTGGTGACTTGTTCAACGCGATTAATCACGGTCTGTTGGCGTACAGGTACGGTGACTCGCCCATCATTCGCGGCATGTTGCAGGGCAAAGAGTATTTGCAGCAGGGCCAAGAGTATCTACGCGGCAGAGATCCCAGAACCCAATACATCGACCGCATGAACAATCTGGTCGGTTATGATTTGGTGGGCTTGTCAGAGGAAGAGGCGCTACAGGAAATGTTAAACAGGATAGCGGATACCAAAAAAACAATGCGAGCGGGCGGCGTAGACGCGCTGATACCGGGCAAGCATTTCTATCTCAATCCGCAGGACTACTGATGGCAATATCAATGGCAGAGTTAGCCAAGCAACTGCTAACGGCTAAACAACCTGAACGATACTCTGAAGTAATGGACAGGGGTCCATACTCTACCGGCGAACCTCTCAACATTGGATACGGTGCTGGTGACCAGATGTCCCCGCTAGACGCTGCTGCGTTGATTACAAGCCCTGTTCCTGTGGTCGGAGATGTTACGGGTCTGGCCGCTGACGTTGACATGTACATGCGCGATCCTGAGTCGAGAAACATTCCAAACTATATTCTAAGTGCTGCTGGTGTTGTGCCATTTGTGCCTGCCGCGTCTCAGATCCGTAAGGGTATCAAGGCATACCACGGCTCGCCGCAAAGTTTTGATCGGTTCAGCACTGAGTATATCGATACTGGCGAAGGCGCACAGCAGTATGGCCGTGGATTGTATTTTGCTGAGAACGAAAAGGTTGCAAAAGAGTATCGAGACCAGTTAACACCTCGAGACCTAGACTACGAAGATTGGTTGATGGGCAAGTACAAAGATGCGGAGAGCAATCAGGACTACGCTCGCATGGAAATGTATGAGAGAGCGATGTTAAACGAAACACCGCAAGATTTTAAAGACTTAGCAGCGGACGTTGATTACGACGAAGATTACAGAGGGTTGGCTGCTGAGGTCGGAGAAGAGATTGAGCAATACGGCCCAGATCTTGGCAGCATGTACGAGGTCAACATTGACGTAGAACCTGAAGAATTGCTCGATTGGTATCAGCCGATTAGCCAACAGAGCAAAAAAGTAAGAGACGCTGTATACGCGAACAGAGATGCTGTCGATCAAAAGATCGTTGATGATTATTTTGACGGTGATCGTAACAACATCGTTAACGATGAGATGACCGGCATGAGATACATGTCAAACATGGATCAAATCAACGCGGGTACAATTGATGGCACAGAATACGAGTTAGCTGAAAAAGGCGTAAAAGGCATCCGATACGCTGACGCATTCACCCGGCACAAGTCTCCAGACAAGCAGTCAATGAACTACGTCATATTTGATGACAGACTAATCAGCATCGCCAAGAAGTATGGCGTAGCAATACCAGTGGCCGCTGCTATGCTGGCTAGGGCAACCGGCGAGGACACCTCGCAAAGCTTCCAAGAGGAAACGTAATGGCTTCAATGCGCGAACTGTCAGAGTTCTTTTTGCAACAGACTCTAGCTAACAAACAGGCGCGAGACTACGAGATGGGCGCTGCGAGATTTGAGCGTGACGCTCTACCTACTCCGGCGCAGACCGCTAACTTTATCGGCGCTATGGCTCCCGGCGCTGCCTTTGCGGACATGATGGGTCGTTATTCCATGACACCTGCC